CACCGTGCCCACCGGCTTGTCCGGCGAACCGCCGTCCGGACCCGCCACGCCGCTGACCGCCACGGCAAAGCGCGCCAGGCTTTTTTCCTGCGCCCCTCGCACCATCGCTTCCACCACGTCCTGACTGACGGCACCCACTTTGGCAAACAGCTTTTCCGGCACATTCAATTGCCGGGTCTTCTGCCGGTTGGAATAGGTGACATAGCCCGCCTCGAACCACGCCGAACTGCCTGGTATCCGCGTAATGGCTTCGGCAATACCGCCGCCGGTGCAGGACTCAGCGGTGGTGACATGGGCATTGAGCACCTGCAAACGGCGCCCCAGTTCAGCAGCCAGTTGAGTGATTTCCTTCACGGTCGTCTCCAGGAATGGGCGGGGGTTCGCCTACCCTACAGCAGCCCATCGGCCATGCAAGTTGCAGAGTGCATCAAAAGACTAACGCGCGACGGCCTGCACGTAGGCCTGACAAGCACGCAAGGCGATCAGGGCATTATCGCCGTCGTCGGTGATGCGGACAATTCGTTGAGCATGCGCCGGGTCAAGTCGGGCTCGTGGGGCTGCATGAACCACGCCGCCGGGGGTGGTGGCGGTGGACAGCGCAACGCAGCTGGCGGGGTCGGTGGCGTCGAGAAGGACTGACAACCGCACATCAGCAGTGGCCAGGCGGTCGCGCAGAACAGCTTGGTTACGTTGGGCATCGCTCAACTCCTGAGCATGGTGTTGATCGTTGGCGTTAAGTTGCTGTTCCAGGGCCAGACGCTTTTGCTGGTCTGCCTGCTGCTGTGCGAGCGCGGCCTGGCTCTGCTGGCTGAGCGCCAGCGCATGCCCGGCCGCCTGACGCTCAAGCTGCGCACCATAGCGCCAGGCCTGCACCTGCCAGACCAGCGCAAGCAGCAGACAAACGCCAACCCAACGCCAAAGGTCTAGGAAACGCATAACACCGCCTTCGCCCGCTCCCACAGTTGCAATCGGTCCTGCAGCCCATTCAAGCCGCCGTTGATACGCCGGGTGATGGTGGTGAACTGATCCTTGTCAGCCAATTCGTTGAGGCCGTTGGTTTGCCAGAACCAGGCGGCGGACTCGCAGGCCCATTCGGGCTGCTCCAGCAGCTGCGGTTGTTGCAGCAGGCGATCATCGCCAAACAATGCCTGACTGCAGGACAGGTAGTTACGGCGACCGGTAACCTGAATCAGCCCCCTCCCCCGGTATTTCTGGCCATCGCCATCCGCCTCGGGGGTATTGCCCAAGCGTGCAGCCAGGGTGCCGGTGTCGTACTTGCTGAGGTATTGATCGCTACCGAGTTCACGCACGTAGCGCAGTTCGGCGGATTCGTGGCCGACTTGGGCGAGGAAGGCGGCGATGCGTTTGGCAGTGTTAATCTCGTACCGAACGAAGGCTGCATTTAAAGGGGACAAAAAAATGCCCGCTCGAAGGCGGGCCCCAGGCATCACACCCAGAAGCTGGGCAAGTGTCATCAGCATTGGCTTTACTCTGAATAAGTGACTACACCGACAAACCGCTGGCCTGGATCGTGCACCGATAGCCGTCTGCTCGTTTACCGCTGGCCGTCACCTTCTTGATCGACCAGCGCCCCTGCATAAAGCCCGGCCATGACTCGTCCAGCAGCAGCAACCCTTCAGCGGCCAACGACGGATTACCGGGACATACCACATCGATCAGCAGCCCTTCTCGCCACACGCGCCGCATCTCGCCCTGCGCCGCTGAGCACGCTTCGTCTTCGCTCTGGTAGCGCTGAGTGACTATCTTGAAGGGTGCGATGCCCACTTCCACGACCTGCTTTTTGCCGGCCGCCGCATCCCACCAGGACGCTTGCGCGCCGCCGTATTTGGCGCGGCTGGCGTCGGTAAGCTTGGCGCTGATGAACGCGCGGTCTCCCGGGCGATTGTCATGTGTTACGGACAACCGCACATCCGGCAGCGCCTTGCCCGACAACGACTTGACCTGGCCTTTGCGCCCCAGCACATACAGCTCGTCGACAGGCTTGGCCACCGCATCGAAGCGTTTGGCCAGCCGGGTCAGAAAGGCCATGTCGCTTTCATTGGTCTGATCGATGTGCGCGATCTGCTCACCCTCAAGTTCAGGCGCCACACGCGGGGAAAACCCGTAGCGGCTGGTCAATTGGCGAAACAGTGCGCCCAAGGTTATCGGCCCATGGCTGGCGGTGCGGCGCTGCTTGAAGGATGGCTCATCGAACGGAGCCGCGGTGGCCACCAGCACCAGCCGCATCGGGAAGAGTGACGGTGTACGCTGAGTGATCGTGAAGACGCCCTTATCCACCAGGCCGGACTCAAGGTAACCCACGCGCAAGCCGATCTTCCCGCCCAGATCGGGCAAGCCTTCAAGGCCCTCGATATCCAGGGTCAACGTGAGTTGGTCGGATACAAAACCGGCTACGTCAGTATGTTCCCATTCCACCAGCCGCTCGTTGAACAACGCGGCATTGGCGCCATAAAGCTCCACTGCGGGTGTGAATCCAAGTGCCATGATCGCTCCTTAATCCCAGGCTGAAACCGGCCGGCTCGCGACCGGTTGCGCCGCCAGTTCAGGCACCAGCACGCTGACGCCTGCGGGCAATACCGCGCCTTTTTCCGCCAGTTCGGGATTCAAGCGCCACAGCGCTTCCTCCGCGGCATCATCACAACGCCCCAGCTCTCGGTAGAGCAGCAGGTTCACCGAGTCGCCAGCAATACTTCGGACCCTACGCATTGACGAACTCCTCCAATACCAGCGACCAAGCGATCGCCATTGCCGTACCGTCGTCGATCACGCCGGCTTGTTTTTCGGTGACCAATTTGATCGTCCACAATCCCCAGTTACGTCCTAAGCCGTCCACCAGCGGCAACGGTGCCCGCAGATCTTGCAGGGCACGCAACTCATCCAGGCGCTGCATGCCCTTGGCACGCGCCGCCTTGCCGCCCAAGGTCAACGTTTCCAGGTCCTGCCCCACTTGGCTGGACTTGGGTTTGCCGGCGATGATGCCCAGGTTGACCCAGCCTCCGCTGCTTCCACGATCAAGGGTGTCGTAGGCGAACCCGCGTGACAGCCCGAAAATAAAAGTGCCCAGCACCATCTGTTGTCGCATCACACAGCTCCATCGGTGAGTGCCGAACCACGTCGCGTCGCCAGCAGGTTATCCATCGACAGCGGCGTAAATTGCGCTTCGATCTGTTGCACCACGAGCGTCGCCAATTGTTCATAGCTGGCTTGTTCCGGCGCGTTGATAGTGATTTGCGGGGCGAAGTTGATTTGGCGGTTATCGGCTTGAGGGTTGGTGAGGGTGTCGCTGACCTGCGACGGAGGCGGCAAGCGATCCTCGGAGCCCATGACTTTTTCAGCCAGCCAGGCGCCCACGTCGCTGCCGACGAACGTCCCCACGGCACCGCCCACCACTTTGCCGATGGCACCGCCAGCAACGCCGCCCATGACACCACCCAGCACGGTGCCGGCACCCGGCACCACCGAACCGATCACCGCTCCCGCAAGCGTACCCACCGCTCGGCCCAGCGCCATGCCGGCGAACTCACCGGCAAAACCACCGGCGACACCGCCGCCTATCGAGCCCACGCTGGTGCCAACCGCTTCGCCCAGATTTCCCGACCGCGCGCCTTGGACGACATCGACTGCGGCGTTTGCCAGCAACAACCCCGATGAAACCCGTCTGGTAATTTTGCTGGCCCTCCCCGCTTTACGCGGGCTCTGGGGCGCCGAACCCGGCGTGCGTTTGCCTGTAGGTGCGTCGTTACCCCCGGAGGGCTGCGGGCGGGTGGACGAGTTGCCGCCGGCAGCGCCCTCGCCAAAAATTTTCCCCGCAACCTTTTCAAATACCTTGTCTTTCACGGCATCGAACACGCCGGCAATCAAAGGCCCCAGCGCAGCGCCTGCCAACGTGACCGCGGCGGTGGCCTGAGGCAGGGCTTCGGCAAACCAGCTCACACCGTTGACCAAACCGGTCATCGCCGTCAGCGAGGTATCCACAAGGGGCGCCAGGGCGGCGTCGGTGGCGGTATCCAGGCGAGTGGTGCTGGCCTCGTAAGCCTGCCGGCGTGCCTGGGTGGAATCGGCGCGAACCGCTGCCAGGCGGGCAACAGAGCTTTGATCCCCCAGCGCCGAGGTGGCGTAGCTGGAGGGTTCGGCCACCAGCGAAAAAGCCTGCTTCACGCGGTCGATAGTTGGTACCAGGCTCAGAACCGCTTGGTTACCGTCAAACAGCTGCGTCGCCAGCGCCGCCTGCCTTTCGGCCGGTTGCGACTTGAGCGCTTGCAGCACGGTCACCAGGGTCTGCGAAGCATCGTGTTTCATCCCGGCGGCCAAGGCTTCGGGATCAAGTTTGAGCGCTGCCCAGGCAGTGCGCTGCTCAGGGGAGGCGCTGTCGCCTTTAGCCAGGGCGGTACTGATTTTTTCCAGGCCGAGGCCAGCAGCACCTTTGCTGTTACCCGCGCTCAGCAACGCCGCCGACAGCGCCGCCGCCTGCGCGGGGCTCATGCCCGCCTGCGTCGCGGCAGCGCCCTGATGTTGTACGATCGCCGCGATATCCGCCGACTCGGCCTTGAGCGCGACCACGTTGCCCAACACGTTTGTGGCGTCGGCCAAATCCAGGGTTTGTGCGCGGTCGAGGTGCATCGACTCGCGCCAGCCCCCCATGAGTTCGCCGGCATTCTTGATATCAATTTTGAAGGCCGTCGCCATGATTGCGGCATCGCGGGCGAACTGTTGCAAGTCTGCCTGGCGCCCGGCCTTGTCGATATTGCCAGCGGCGTCAACCCGGTCACTGCCGATACCCGACTTGGCGGCCACATACTCGACCTTCGCAAGGTCAACGGCGCTCGCGCCACTGGCCGCCACCATCGGCTCGGATGCCATGGCGAGGTTGGCTTCGCGCATCGTCTTGCGCTCGCGCCCGACGAGCTGCAACAGCTGGTCCAAGTCGGTCATCGCGGCGTCCAGTGCCTGCGACGGCGTGACCGAATCGGCGGCCTTATGGGCAGGTGTATCGCTCGCCCCCGCCGCATCGACGGCGTCGATTTGCCGGGCGTCCATCAGCTTGAGCAGCGAGGCGTTGAACAGCTCGAGCGTGTCCACCAGGCGCGCCTGGCCGGTGGCCAAAAGGTTGATCTCCAGGCTGGCATCAGCCAATGCCAACGCCAGGTTGCCAGCAGTGCCCGGCACAGCCTCGGACGGACTCGCCAGCGTCTGTGCGATAGGTTTGAGGCTGGCCTGCGCACCACTTTTTTCCAGTGGACCGTGAGTCAGCGGGCCGTCCGTGACGATGGCTGACTCAGCCGCATGATTACTGTCTGCCATCCCGCTCTACTCCTGTTTGACGCCAAGGCGACTGATCGCGATGTCGTAGCGGCGCAAGGCTTTCCCGGCGTCCCAATCGAGGATTTCCGCTTCGTTTACCGAGTAAACCAGCGGCACTACATCGAGGATCACTTCGATGTCGCGCTCCGAAAGAAGTCCGCCGGTTTGTTTAAAAAATCGTCGATGCGCCCCTGCAGTTCGGTCCAGTCGGGCACGGTCAGCCCGGCAAGGTCAGGAATCATCAGGCCGGCGCAATGAGCGGTGATGAACTCGGCACGCTCTTTGTTGGTGGGCAGTTTTTTCATCACTTTGGTGGCGCGCAGCGCAGGCATTTCCAGGGTGATGTGGGTAAGCGTGCGACCGCTCGCTTGAAGGGGAAGCAGCAGCGCGACCTGCTCGGCCGTCAACGATTCGCGTGGCACGGCGGCTTGATCGAGAAAGAACGATGCAGGCTGCGTCGACATCTCGTGTACGTATTGCGCAATGCTGACGTAGTCCGGACGCTTGAGTTGGTCCAGTTCTTTTTCCGACAGGCCGGTGGCGAGTTTCGCCAGCTCGAAGAACTGGTCATCCTCGTCGTCAGCGGCGCGTGCCAGGGCTTCTTTCTGTGGCGCGTAGAACAAGGGTTTGAGTTGAATCTGCTCGATCGCGGCACCGGTGTCGGCGGTGATCGGGGACAGCAGGACGTGTAGCGCAGGCATCCAGGCCATGGAGTGACTCCTTGATCAGGTATGGGGGCGAGCTGACCCGCCCCCGGGGGTTTACGGCATCAGCACGGCGCGGCGGGCGTCGCCGAGAATGTCGACACCATTGAGCACGAACTTCTGGGTGCGCACGTCGATGTCGATCACCGGAATGCCGTTTTCCAGACGGTTGTAAGTGCGGCAGGACAGTTCCAGGGTGGTGACGGGCTTGGCATTCATCGTCAGCGCGGTCTCGGTCAGTGACTTCAATTTGCCGCCTACGGTGTGGTAGGTGAAGTAAGTCTTACCGTCCTGGTCCTGACCGGCTTCTCGCACGTTCAACAGGATGTCATCACCCTGCGTGACGCCGAGCGCCAGCAGCACTTGTGCGCCAACTCCTTGCAGCACCAAGGTTGCGCCCAGCACCTTGGCGCTTTTGGCCACCTCTTCGGCGATAAAGCGCCCGCCGGTCATCGCGTCCATTTCGAACTCGATTTTCGGCGGCGTAAACGAATCGACCGTGGCCGACAACGGCAGGCCTTGAAGGGTGGCCGCAATGGCCTGTCTGACTCGGTTGGTAAACATTAGA